CGCAATACCCGACGGGATCAAAGTTTACCGCCTTTCTTTTGGGTCGTGGATCGATAGGGATAATTTACCCGACTTAATTAAAAAAGAAGTTAGAGAAATAGAAAGGCTATTGAGTAAGCAATTAACCGCAAGGGCTTATTTTCATTACGCATCCCAGGCGGTGCAACTCTTTAACGACGTGAACGAAATTTGTTCACTCTTTGGGTTGCAAAAAATTTATACATGCGACTTTAAAAACTGGGTTCCTGCAATTAACAAGGCTACCGAATTAGAACTAAAAAAGGTAAACAAATGAAAAGGATAAACAACGACGTAAACGGAAACCCCAGGTATGTTGTACATTTTTACGACTTACTAACCGATATTGAGGGGCTTAATCTTACTATTTTACAAAGGTATGAATTAGCCCTACAAAAAGCCCGAAAAGTAGGCGGTAAAATGTACCGTGGAAAAGACTTCGGGGGCGGTATTGTTTTTCAGTCCTATAATATCATAGAAACAATTAATAAAGTAAAGGGGGCTATTTAAGCCCCTTTTTTAAACACTAAACAGAAAACAACATGAAAACGAAAATTGAAGTAATTGAGCAAAAAATAAACGCCGTTTATTCAACTCACAAATTTATTGAGAACGCTAAAAAAATAAAGGTTGAATTTTACGGTTGTAATATAGAAAGGCTTGAGGCCCTACCGATTGAAAAAATAGAAAGTTACAATTTTGCCCCTGAGGTTTTGAGACTTTCGTTTGAACTTGAGAAACTTACCTACATTGAAAAAAATCTCTGGGATCATATTAAGATTGAGCGGCACGTTTACGCTCCAGAGTTGAATAAAATTTTTATTAAGGGCTATGATATCAAGGCCCCCCAGGTTGATAATATGGAAAAGGCAATAAAGTTTCTTTGCGACCTTTTCAGTATTGACGACCTCAGAAACTTAAAAAAATTTCCCACTCAAATAGGGGCTTAATTTAGCCCCCTTTTTTTATACTCATAAACACTAACAACATGAACGCCCCTTTATTTTCAATCCACTCAATTAAGGCACTCGAAGCCCGTACATTTTCCGTATTTCGTGCAAATATTGAGAACACGCCCGAAAAATTAGAACTAGCTAAAAAGCTTTTCCCTAGTTCCGATTTTTACTTTGAATTCCATTTTACGCCTATTTGTTTAAAGGTAGTTTTTGGGGGTTAAATACCCCCTTAATTTTGACCTATTTTTAGCCCATTTAAGACCTTTAAATTTTCGCCTATGTAACACCACTCAAAAAAAAATATCGCCTTACTACGGCCCTAAAAATGCCATCCTTTGCCTTTCTAGGTTTCAAGGTTGCCATGCCATGCCGAACCCCGAACGGGCACGAATGGGAACGGCCTACCCCTACCCCATAGTGTAAAACATGGCGGATTGACCCATAGTGTAAAACAGAATGGGTTCGACCCATTAGTGTAAAACAGAACTGGTTCAACCCCCTGGTGGAAAATAAAATCTCCTGGGGTGTTAGTGTAAAACAAAACCATTCAGCCCAGAAAATTACCCTTAGTGTAAAACAAAAATAAATTTAATAATTCTCTTGCATTTGTTGTGCAGACTCTTGTACCTTAGCATCACACTAAACAATCACAATCATGTTAAAAGATCACCACTTTACCCTTGACCAATCAGGTTTTAGCCTGGAGCTTGAATCCTTCACCAACGAAGGAATTGTCTTAGACCTTTACTTCGGTAATGGCAAGTCCCTTACCCTTGAGTTGTACGATGACCTCAATGAGCGGTTTACTGACCACTATCGTGTTATCTGTGCCATCCTAGACCCTTTTATTGTTGAACAATTAGAAGCCAATGTAAGACAATGCTTTACGAAATGATGACAGCCACCGAGTACGGTGTACTACGGGGCTTTACCGAAAAATCTACTAGAGTTCACCAGATTATCCGCTCTGGAGTATGGCCTGAAGAATGGGTGTATCCTCCCAAGAGATTAGGCAATCAATGGGTTCTATTTGTATCAACTAACTGGATAAACAATGGTAGAGGAAAAAATTGAGCAATGGATTCTTGAGAACTTCGGGGAAGTACCCCCTAGTATAAAAATAGAGATTCTTAAAACATTCGAGCTGTATTGGGATGAGATTAGTTTCCGATACGCAGAGATTAAAACACTAGACAAGTATAAACACTTAAAATAATGGAAGACCTAGTAAAAACACTAGACCAGTTAATAGGAGAATTGTACATCATTAAAACACGAAAATCATGAAAGAACTAATTGCAATCCAGTCAGAGCTTAAAGCTCCAAAGAACCAATTTAATGCCTTTGGCAAGTACAAGTACCGTTCTGTTGAGGATATCCTTGAAGCGGTAAAGCCTTTGCTATTGAAGTATGAATGTACCTTGACTATTGAAGACGAGGTCAAAGAAGTAGGCGGTCTTGTCTTCATAGAAGCTACGGCTGCAATCCAGGTAGACAAAGAAGGTAGAACGGAAGGCAGAGCAGTAACTGCCCAGGCAGGCATAGACATCAACCGCAAGGGTATGGATGTGGCTCAGAGTTTTGGTAGTTCCTCCTCGTATGCTCGTAAGTATGCATTGAATGGGCTCTTTTTAATTGACGATACAAAAGACCCTGATTCTACCAACGATCATGGTGGTAAAAAAGAGGAGTTAACTCCATCTCATGTTAAGTGGCAAGGAGCAAAGGATTCTCTAGCCAATGGAAAGGTAACCCTAGAGCAAATTAAGTCTGTTTATATTCTTACAGCACAAAACGAAAAACTTCTATTAGGATGAACTTTAAATGCAGAGCAAGTGCCCTTGGTCAATTGATGACTAACGCACGGAGTAAAACAGAATCATTGTCTCAGACAACTAAAAGCTACCTGGAGGATTGGTACAAGGAGCAGATTTACGGAGTAAAGAAGCAGATTAAGTCTAAGTACATTCAGAAGGGATTGGCATTAGAAGATACGGCTATCGAGTTTTACTCGGTAGCTATGAACAAGGATTTCATGATTAAGAATCTTGACCACTTCGAGGATGATTTTTTTACAGGTACTCCCGATTGTTTCCACGAGGGTATAGTCTATGACTTTAAAACATCGTGGGACTGCTTTACTTTCCCTCTGTTTGACGATACTCCCGACATGGGGTACTACTATCAACTTCAGGTTTATATGCACCTCACGGGCTTAAAAAAGGCCAAGCTGGTCTACACCCTTCAGGACACCCCAGAGTTCTTGACTTACGAGGAGCCCGTAAGCTACTCTCATGTGGAAGATAAGTACAGAATCAAGGAGTTTGACATCGAGTATGACCCCCAGGTAATTGATATGGCTAAGGCTAAGGTATTGGAGTGTAGAGAGTATTTAAATGGAATGGCGATATGAATCAGACGGCAGTAGAATGGTTGCATGAGCAACTAACCTCCACATGGTATGACGGAAAGTCTTCCAAGGAAGTATTAGAAATAGCTAAGTACAAGGAGAGAGATCAGATAATTCAAGCACATGGTAAGCAATTGAAAAAAACTCAAACGGCTGGTAATTACGAATATTGGAAAACAGGAGAACAATACTACGAAGAAACCTACGGAGACAAATGACATCACTAACTCAAGAACAGAAAGACGAGATAGTTAGGCTATATAAACTTAAAGTAATGAATAAGAATATAGCTACTATAATGAATATTAGTAAGCACCTAGTAAATAATTATATATACAAGGAGTATCTGTTGACCAACGAGAGAGCCAAGAACACTTGCTCTCACCTCAAGTCTGCGGATCAGGTTCTTGAACTATATAAGAAAGGTCTACCATATAAAGAAATTATGTATATGACTGGTGTAAAATACCATCATTTATGTGAAATTCTAAAACTCACAGACCACAGGCGAGTTCAGGGTTTATCTATAAAAATAGTTAGACAAATAGAGCGTATGGTAGCGGAAAACAGAAGGACTTGCGAGATAGCAAAAGAGCTGAATCTAGACTACAACAGAGTCTCACATTGGGTGAGAAAAGCCAAGAAGGAGGGTGTACACTAGTTTACACTAAGTGTACACCTAAGTGTAAACCAAAATCGGCCTCCATTGGCTCCAATCGCAATAAGTGAACACTTTGAACACTTT